GTTTTTTCAATTTGATTATACAGTTTTTTCTTATCATTTAAATCTTTAATTATACTATCAATATATTCTGTAGTATTTCCAATATCTTCTTTATTAGCTATTTTTAAAAACTTTAGTAACTCTGCTTCTTCCATAGTTTTAGCCGATTCTAGCCTATCTATAACATTATCAAATACCCCTAAATGAAGTGCAGAAAGTAAATTAGCCCCTATTAACTGATTATAAGCAGCTGCATATCCTATTTTATCTCCTTTTTTAGCTGCTACTTCTAAAGCATTAGATGCATCTAATCCTATTTTAGAAAGCTTTAAACTTTCACTTATTCTACTATCGGTAGCTATTTCTGCAAAATGGTCTTGTAAGAATCTTATACCAGCTTCTATTTTTCCTGTTTGTGAATTAGCATTGTTTTCTTTTTCTGAAGTAGCTAAACTTCTAAGTCCACTAGCTCCTCCTCCTACTATTGCTCCTATGAGCATAGATTCTAATCCTTCTTTAGTAGTAAAAGCTTCTACTAATCCTTTCCCAAAAGACTCTCCTAAATTAGAAACATCTAAATCTCCAGATAATCCAGTAGCAAAAAAATCTCCATAAGTCTTTTTACTTATAAATTGTAACCCTTCTTGTCCTGCTTCTGTAACAGCCCCAGAAGCTGTATCATATAACTTTCCCCATGCTCCTTTAAATCTATCTTCTCCTGATAATTTTGCTATAGCTTTTTGAGTTTTACTTCTAACATCTTTAAAAGCTCCATCTTTAAACCCTATTTTAGTTTTATAGTTTGTGTTATTTTGAATAGCGTTAAAAGATTTTCCTTTCATTAATCTACCAAACATCATAATGTTACTAGCTCCTACTACTCCTGCATTTGTAACAAAATTAGCTAATCCTGCAAATTGAGATAATTCTTTTATTCTATCAAATTCTTGTGGAGATAATACATCATATCTAGATTTTTCTCTAGCTTCTTCTATAGTCATTCCTTGATTTACATACTCTTCTTCTAATGCATGTCTTTTTTGTTTTAGTTGCTCCGAAAGTTGATTATCAAAAAATTCATTTTCTAATTCTCTTGCTTCAACTGCTGATTCAGCATAGGCGCTTCCTAAAACTCTTTCTCCATAATTAAGAGAATTATATACTCCTCTTCCAAAATCATCTGAAAGACTACTACCAGATGCTATATTTTTTGCAATATCATCCATACTGTCTCCTGCTACAGTGCCCTTAAATAGCTTTTCAGTTCCTACTTTAGAATTTTTTAAGTATGAAATTTTACCTACTCTAGCTAATGCACTTAAAGGAGTAATTGGAACAAAAGCAGATGCTATAGATGCTGCACTGTATGCTGCTCCATTTAATACTTTATCTGCCCAAAAATTATGTGACCAAATACTAAGAGTATCTTGTTCTTTTTTAGTGGCATAATTTGGAAAGTTTTCTTGCATATGCGCGTTCCAACTATCTACTTGCTTTCCTAATCCACTATTAAAAAAAGCATTTACATCTCTACTAAGAGCAACTGATAATAAACCAGATGCTATACCAAATGTATTTTCTGCAAGTGCTCCTCCAAAAGTAACAGCTGCTTTAGCTACTCCATTTTTCCATTTTTCTCCTGCTGTTTGATCTATAGCCCTTTGTTCTATAAGGTCTTCTTTTGGTACGGCGGGATTTAAATTTGGTAAAGTTCTAAATTCTTCTTCTGTAAACTCTTGTGTTCTAGGTGCGCCAGAAGTATTAGCTACATCTAAAGTTCCTATGTTTCTATTAGGATTAACTTCTACTTGTTCACCAAATAAGTTAGTTCTTGTTTTCTTAGGCTTCTCAGGAAGCATTGTAGTCGGATCTAAAAAAGACATAATTTAATTTTTTAAAGTATTAATTGTTGGAATAAATAACTTCGGTAATATCATCTACTATTGGTCTTATATCTGCATAAGGAACAGAATGTTGTTTAGGATTTCCTTCTTTATCTAAAACAGGAGTAGTTACTCTTTTACCATTTACCATTCTTGTTTCTTTAAAAGAAACAACTGCACTCATTTTATATCTATTTATCGGGTCATTTCCTACAGAATGTGGAGTAAGAGATAAATAAAGACCAACGCCAAATCTATCATTTCCTATATAATAATTTTCAATTTTATTAGTACTAGAAGATTTTAATAAGTTATTAATTGTTTTTTCTACTTGAACTTTAATACCGTCTTTTTTACCCACATCATCTCCTTCTGCTATTGAAAAAGTTCCTCTTACTACATCTTCTAAAGAGTTTAATTTATAAGAAGCTGAATTTTTTACAAATATTTTATAAGTTTCTGATGTACCATTATCTAAAGCTTGAGTTATTTCTACTACAGTTCCTTGTCCTAATTCAGCATGGTGTACGTATCCTAAATACCTTCCTTTAACTTTATCATTTACAATTAAAGATTTATTTTCTTTATTTATGCCTAAAGTTAGGTTACTATCAGGTGATTGAAAACTTACAGTAAGATCTTTTCCATTATTAAGGTTATATATTTTTTCAGAACCTTGCAAAGTAGTAACTAAAGATACACTATCTTTTTCTATGCTATTTGCATAATCAGCTTCCAATGATATTAAATTATTATAAGTATCGTTCCCTTTTACAGGTTTGCCGCTTCTTCTATTATACACTTCCATATTATCTGTGTAATAACTATACTGAGCTTTTAAAGCCTTTTCATAATTTCTATCAGCTAATTCTTGTTTTTGTATTCCTATAACTTTATCAGAATAAAGATTATTTAAATAAGATTGTACTCTTTCTTGTTCTATAACTAATTGTTTTTTGTTATTTTCATAATTAGTTTTAGATGCATCTAATTCATATAAAGTACTATTATTGTATTTTTTCTTTTGTTCTTCTGTTAATGTTTCTAATGCTTTTTCATGATTAAGTATTTCTCTTTGTAAAGTATTAATACTTTGTCTATAAGTTTTTAAATCTGCAAATACTTTTGCTTTATCTATATTAGGAATAGTACTTAATGCATTATCAATAGCTATATCTTTATTTTTTAAGTATTGGTCTAACCCCTCTTTACTAGTTATTCCTAACTTCTCTACTTCTTCTTTTATATTTTCAGATGATACAACTCTTCCTAAATTATCTAAATGTATTTTAGAATCTATTTCATTTTGACTTATATTAGCATTAGCGTAAGCTTGTCTTTTTAATGTTTCTTTTTTATTTTTTTCAGCATTATAATTAAGTGCCATGTGGTTTTTAGCCGCAATTCTTTGTTGAGCATCTAGTACTTTTTGTCTTTCTTCTGCACTATAACCTCTTAAATCTTCATCATTTACAAAGAACTCTTCTGGAACTATAGTAAGAAACCCATCTTCTTTTTCTGAAAAGTACATAGTATCAGTAGCTACTGCATCAACAGTACCAAGTTTATTATGTACTTCTAATACTTTATTAAAATCAGCAGTATCATTATCTGTTAATTTTATTCCTTCTTTATAAATAGCTAGTCTTTCTTCTAGCTCCTCTGGGCTTGTTACTGCATTATTTTCTATTACTGCTTGTACTTGTGTCAAATTAACAGGTAGCACAGGATTTCCGTCTTCATCTGTACCAGAACTTCTTTTACTTGATGTTGATAATGGTATAAAATTAGGAGATTCCTTAGTTTTAGTATATGCTATTCCTCTTGCTCCTCCTCTTATAGCATTTTCTAACATTCTATCGTGCATCTTCTCATCGTCGTATAACCAATTCATAAATTCTCCATTAACTTTAAGTTGTGGATCATTTTCTAACATGCCCTTAAGAGTTCCTATTGCTTTATCCAATCCTATCATCTCTACTTGTGTACCATCTGCACTAAACCCTATTGTTTGTCCTTCTACAACTACTGGTTTATATTTTTTACCGTCTTCTGTAGTATACCCATCACTATTGATTATACTAGCTGCTTTTAGTATGGCTGTTTCATAATCTGGTAGACTTCCTATTTTAGGAGTTCCAACACTATTATATTGTCCTGTTTCATTTTTTAAAGTTTTAGGTAATGTAGAATTATACCTTTCCATTATCATAGACCTTGTAGTATCATCTTTAACAGTATTAATATACTCTAGGTTTTTTTTATGGTCATCTACTTGTTTTTGTAGATTTCTTAAATCTCCGTGAGTTTTACTAGCATTAAAATCTCTAGTAAGTTGAGAAATTTGTTTGGATGCTCCTGATACATCTTTATCTACTAATAGTTTATTTACTATAGTATCTCTTTTATTTTTGTAGTCTCCTAATATTTTTTGTGCGTCTTCTTGTACACTATCTAAATATTCAGATTCTAATGGCATATCAGTAAATGCAGCTACAGCAGTATCATATCTATTCTGATTTCCTGCTACAACTTCCATAAACATCTTAGGGTCTAAAGCATCTGGTACAAATTGTGGTATGTACTCTGCTTGTGGTATTATGTTAAATCTATTCGACATATTATTTTATTATTCCTAATTGCCTTAATTGTTCTTCTGTATAAACTTGTCCTGTTCTTGGGGTTATTTTTCCACTGCCAAAAACATTGTAGTCGTTAGATATTCCATTATTAATTAAAGTTAACAATCTTCTATTTTGTTTATCTTGAATACTTGCTTGTGTCTTCTCTCTTTCTCTCATTGCTATAGACTTACCTAAAGCATCAAAAAACGCTAATCTAGAATTTTCAACATTAGCAAAGTTCTGCTCATTGGCTACTACTTCTTCATTAGCTATTTGAGTATTAATTTGGTTAGCATTATTACTAATGCCTGCATTAGTATTATCTGTCCTTTCTCTTATTTGAGAAAGTACACTAGATATTTTATTAGCTCTTGAACCTTCTATTGCTGCACTCCTACCTAATCTTTGCGCTCCGCTTTGAGCAGTTTCATTAGATTGTGCTGCTACATTATTATAAGATGCATTAATTGAATCTTTAGCTACTTTTCTTTCTACAGAATCATCTATAAGTGTAGGAGTAAATCTATTAAATTTTGTAGTTCTTGGTTTCCTTAATGCTGCTATACCACTACCTAAAGCACCTAATAATCCTGCATATCCTACTTTAGTTTCTTCTTCATTCATTAAATCATATGGCGTTGTAGCAGGACTTGATGCTCCTACATTATCATTAATACCATCAAAGTCTGGATAGAATAAATCTTTTTTAAATGCATCATTATCCTTAGTAAAATCTAAATCTAAATTTTTTAATTGATAATTGTTAAGTGCGCCTACTTTTTTATCTCCTTTTGGTATATAAGAATCTAGTGTTTGTTGGTCTAAAAGAGATGCTTCTGTTAGGGGCCCTATAAAATTATCATCTAATTCTTTTACAGGCTCATAATTAACTTCAGGATTTAATAATGCATTAACTGCTGCTGTTTTTTTAGGTAAAGGATCACCAAAAGCTAGTTTTAACCTACCACCATACTTCATTTCAGTATAGCCTACATCCTCTATTTCGTTACTATTCTTATACTGTTCTTGCTCTTTTGCTAATTCGGATAATTCCATATCCATAGACTTCATAGCAATAGGATCATCGTCATAGTTCCTATACTTCTTTTTTATAAGAGTAGCTCTTTCAGCAAAAGTTAAATGTTTTACTTTCTTGCTCATAATTAAAATCTATTTGTAAATACAAAATCATTCCACAATACTTCACCATCTTCTACTTCTGTATTGTTTCCTATGTATATACCACCTTTTTCGTGGGTCTTTCCTTTAAATTTCTTCACTTTATTATCTAAAGATGTATTTATAAAACCACCTTGTGCTTTTTTAATTGGTGTTTCAGCTAGTAGTTCTGGTTCTGGTCTTATTGCCAATGGTACATCTCCATCAAGTAATAGGTATTGTCCTGTATCAGGATTTGCTTTTACTTGTTGTTCATACAATTGAGCAGAAGTTAAAAGAGATAACATCTCATCTCTTGTAGTATGAGTTCCTGCTTTATTTAATCCATCTCCATGTGCGCTACTAAGTCCTTCTGCATTTGGTAGTGAAGTCCATTTTTCAGAAAGAGCATCATATGTTGATTCTGGTGTCCTTTTACCTGCTAACATCTTATCATAACCTGCTTCTTTCATTAGTACTCTTTGTAGTCTATCTTGTGTTTTAGCATCAAAGATATCACTTTCTTTAAGGTCTTTATTTTTAATAAATCCTTTTAAAGTGTCTTTTAGAAATTGTGGTCTACCTACTGCTGTCGACCCTTTAGCCTTCTTCTTTATTTTTATCTGGTTGTCAAGTAAGTTTGTTTGAGTCTCCATTACTTGTTTTACATTTTGTTTAGTTATTGGTTTTTTAGGAGTACCATATTGTCCCATACCATACACCGAATTATATGGGTCTTCTATTGTAGGATCTATTTCTCCTTTAGCAATAACATTCATTATATTCTTTGCAGGATCACTAAGTCTATTACTTGGTTTAGGAGGATCAGTTTCTCCTCCCATAGCTAACTTCTTTCTATATGAAGGATGATTATTATACATAAATGTTCTAACTGCTGCTGCTTTATTAGATTCTTCTACAGTCTTATATTTACCCATGTGTTCTCCTGTATTACGATAGTTTTCTACAGCATCGTCATCTGATAACTGTACTCCGTCTACTACAGTAGGTAATACATATTCATAATCTCCTAGACCAAATCCTTTTTTATTCTCTGATACTTGTTGTCCTTCTTCATTAGTGTAACTTTTTCTATTACCGTCAATAGGTAGAAATTTATCTATAGGTCTTGCTCTAGGCCCATCTTTTCTAAGTGGGCCACCATTAGCTAATGTATTATTCTGTTTGTTATTAAAAAATACAGCAGCATCAGAAGATGGTGTATTTAAGAAATCTTGTTGTTGTTGTTTTTCAAACCCTTTCTTAGCGTTAATTCCTTTTATTAACCCTGCTACTCCTCCTACTCCTGCTCCTACTATTGCTCCTACCCCACCAAATGCTGCTCCAGATGCTGCTCCTTTTGCTGCGCCACTTAATGCTGCTCCTGTAGGTTTTTGAAAGAACCCCAATTCATTTGGGTCTTCAAAACTAGCAACAGTTTCTTCTAGTATACCCATACCAGTAGCTCCTATACCTATAGCACCTGCTGCCTTAGTAGATAGTTCTCCTCCTATTGCTTTCTTAACTCGTTTCTTTTTTAGATTATTATATTTCATAAAGAAAGTTATTGATGATAATTAAAATGATTTTTATTATATCCTAAAATGAAAATTGTTTAATGGATATAATGAAAAAGAAAAAAGCTATCTCGTTTATAAAGATAGCTAAAAATATTGTAGAAAATATAATATTTTTCATTATTATTACAAAGCATTGAATGAAATTCTTAATGTGCTTATTATTTTATGAATTATTAATCTACTGTTATTATTATTATTGAATACTAATTCTACTATATGGTAAGAGTTTCTCATCCTAGCTTTTGTTCCTAAATCAAATCCTACTTTAGTAGTCCATATTCTTAGTACTTTTTTAATACTGCTTTTATAGCCTGTATCTTGATAATTATTATATACCCTAATTGAGTTAAAACTTTCGCTTACATAGTTATTGTTATTATTAAATGCTTCACTAGTCCATTGTACATTATCAAGTACAGTATGTAATTCTTTAGGAGTATTAACTACTATCTTAATTACTAATGGAGATTTTATACCATTATAGTAAGTATTATAATCTCCTTCATTATGAATATATACTTGATTTCTATCAAGGGGATTTTCTGAAAGTAGGTCAGAAAAATTAGAGAGATAAATGAAGGGGCTATACGGGGGGAAGCTCTCTACCCTATTCATATTCTCATTAAAACAAATAGTAGATTTTATATTACTATCTAAGAAAGTCATATACAATCTCTTATTTAAGAAGTCATATGATGAAGTAACTCCTATACCTAATAGTGGTTTATTTGTATTCCTAATCTGACTATAATTAAAGTTATTAAACAAGTGAGATGATATAGACAACATATCACTTAAAGGATAAATTCCTTCTCCTGTATATTGTCTTATCTTATTTAATTTACCATCATAGTAATACAATGCTGCATCAGTAGAAAATACTGATGAATTATGTATAGTACCAGAGTTCTTACTTACATAACCATGTTCTCCTACTATATCTCCATTACCTAATACTATTTGAGTTCCTGTTTCATCATTAAATTGCAATGCTCTTTCATTAATACTTTGAATACCTATTGCTCTTTCTTGTAAGAATACAAGTTGATCTCGAAACAATGCCCCTGCTTTTATTGCTCCAAATATATTATCTACTTCTTTGTATTGGTCAAACTTAAATACCTGCCAACTGTCTACTCTATCTCCATTAAGTTTTACATCACTTACAAAAATACCCGCAGGATAAAAATTATTATCAACAACCAATGTAGGTTTGGGAGAATATATTTTAATAGTGTTTTTTTGTAAATAGACTTTGTTATAACCAAAATATGAATTAGGATCATAACCAATTGCTTGGTCATTAGTATCAGCTTGTGCAGGAGTATATTCATCTAATAACCAAGATTGTTTTATATTATAATACGGATTAACTTCTGACTCAGTGATTAAATGTGGTACAAAGTTAGCTCTATCAAATCCTCCTATTCCTAATGCTGTTCCTACTGCTCTAGTAGCATTTATTGTTCTAAATGGATAATAAGTAACACAAACATCTCCTCCAAATACAACATCAGTAGTAATATTACTATTATCTAATTTAATAAAAGGAGTTATAGGATGATGCAAACTACGTTGTCGGTCTGAAAATCTATTTCCTCCGTATTGATTTACAAGTTTCTTTCTATAACTTCCTAAAATTAAATGTTCTGGGTTTGTAGCTACATCAAAAGAATTGTTATTAGTTATAGCACCATTAATTACAGTATTATAATTTAATTTACTTTCACTTAAACAAATTCTATTTCTAATATGAATCCAATTTCTTTCTGTATTAATTCTTAAAGAGCCCAATAAATAATAATGCGCTTTTCTAAAATCATTAGGTTGTATTGCTTTATAAAAATCAGGAGTAAGAGATATTCCTTCTAAAGTATTAAAGTCCTGTACTTTTAAAGACATATCAGACTCCTTCCATTTACTATCTGTTAATGGTAATCTTTGTGTATTTCTAAATATATTAACAAATGTATATGCTAAGTATTTCATAGCATAAGGCCCATTTCCATCTGTTCTTTGTATTAGTTGTTCTGTGCAATTATATAAAGAAGACTGCTGTAAAAAATCAGTTGATGCATATTTAAAAGTACTATCAAATATCATATCATCTAAACTTCTAAAAGATATAAAACTTTTAGGAGTTATAGCTGTAGGGCTATTTGCATTAGTTATAGGAAATATAACATACCTTACAACATTTCCAGGATTTCCATCTTCTGCTGTTCTAAATATCCTAGTACTAGTTGGTATTACTGGTTCTGAAACATATTCTTGTGTATCGTCTATGTCATCTTCGTCAATTCTTTCCTCTCCTTGTATCATAGGAATAAATACCCCATGAGCAACTTTAGTTTTATTTGCTTGATCTCGTTTTACCATAGTAAAACAATAACCAGATACTCTATCCCTTATTTGATCTAAGTTCTTTAAAGTAAACCTAAGTCCTAAAGAATTAAGCTTTACTTCATCATTGGTCAATTTATTTCCTATTAAAAAATTAATAGTACTTTGAGTATTTAATCCATAAACAGGTACAGCACTAAAAGGAGGTATTCCGCTTATTAATGTTCCAGATATATCCCATTCTTCTGGCATACGAATATCACATACCCAATTATTGTAATAGGGGTTGCTTTTTAAATCAAAGGCTTGGAATCCTATACGATATATTTCTCCTCTTGCATATCCTTTAATTATAGAATCTACTTTAGGACTCCTAAAATCTCTAAATTCATTTGACACATCATAAACTCTGTCTTTTCCTAAATCAATAGTTGCTCCACTTGGAAATCTTCCTGAGTATACAAAAGGAGGGCTGCTTCTATTTATAGTAGTATCTTCTTCTGCTTTTATAGAATAAGTAACAAATTCAAAAGATATGTTTGGGCCTTCCCCTCCTAAAATTGATCCATTAGATTGAAACTTATATTGTCTATTTAATTCCCAATCTTGTGTTTCTGAATCATCATTGTAATCATTAATTGCATCATGTTCTAATGGTACATTAACAAGTTGTTCTTGAAAATTTAAAGCAGTAGCATTTAATGCATAATTAGGATCAATAGTAGATTTTAAAATAGCTTGTCCTTGATTATTAAATCTATAAGCTCTAGTATCCCAATTTAATTCTGTATTAGATAAAGTCGCTCCTAATCCTATTAGTCTATTATCTTTAACTACAATATCATTTAACTTCCTTATATTAAATACTGTTTTATTTATTTCTAAAGAATTAAACTCTACAAAATTATCAGGATTGCCATCATGTATATAAGTAAGAATACCAGAAAAAGGTATCTCTAATTCTGCTACTTTATAAACACTTGGTAAATCTAAATGATTATATTGTACAAAGAATAACTCTATAAAACTATAATTAGTATCTAAATTTCTGAAGTTTAATTTTATAGACTTATAAAAATTTTCCTGCAAAGAATTTTCTGATTCTAAATACTCTGATCCTTTATAAGTAGCATTATATACATCTCCTATTGGATTATCTGCTGTAAGTTTAATTGGTAATCCTCCTACATTAATAGAAGTTATATTACCTGCACTTATACCACGAAATCTATAAAAGTATTGTACAACAGAACCTACAGAAATAAAGCCTCCATCTATAATACTATCTACTACTACTTCTGGAAAAGATACTATATTAGAATTTTCTAAAAGTAATAAAGGATAATTCATTACATAATCTACATTTATATTTATAGATCGTAATGGATTGTTGGTATCATTAAAATAAACTCTATTAACTGTAGGAGTTTCAGGACTACATATTAATTTAGTAATATAATAATCTAATGATAAATTTAATTCTTCGGAATAGAGTAAATGATCTGAGACTAATAAGTCTTCGCCAAATCCTAATAGAGTACCATTATTTAAAAGTACTTGTTTAGTAACTGGGTCTATTTTAATTTTCCATAATTGACCATTAGAAGTAACATTAACAGAAGAGCAAGTTGCAATAACTAAACTATCTTGATTTATTCCAGATCCTATTATAGTAAGTCCTTTTTGTTTTAATACTTTCTTAAATTCTATATTAGTATTATTAGAAAAAGCTACATTTAAATTTTCATCATTGTTAGCAGGTCTTATAGTTATGTTGTCAAATTCCTTAGAATAATTAACTATAATGTTAAACTGTAATGGAAAGTTTTGTACATAATTTATTATAATAGTATATAATTCTTCATTGGATAATACATTTAATAATGATATAGCATAAGGAGTATTATTATAGGTTATAGTCAACACATTGTTTTCTATAGTACCAAATATTCTAAATTTAAAAATATCAGGTACTGATGGAAAACTAAATAAATGTTTAAGTCCTTTTTCAGTTTCTAAGTCTGCTGTGCTGCTTCCTTTTTGAGTAACTATAGTTCCTCCAGACATAAACAAATAAGAGTCTTGAGATATTTCATGAAATGAAGTATCTAAGTCTAATCCTTTTATATAACTACTTATATGTTCCATAATCCTTGACTATTGTTCCAACGTACTTCTGGTTCTCCTAATGCTCTAAAGAAATTACTAGAGTGTTGTAAATCTGGTATAAGATTAATCATATAATTTGCAACATTAACAAACTGATCTACATTTTGCATTAGTGCAAAATTATGAGCTGACCCCATATACCAATCTTTATCTTGTAGTGCTTTTTCATATACCTTATCGGGTATTTTTCCTCCTTCCCATAATGGTCTGTAAAAAGCTTCCTTTACATAACTCTCTACTCCTTTAACATATCTTTCTTCAGCAGGAATAAAAGGCATACCAAATTCATCTAAAGGAAAAGAGTAATAAGACATTTCTATATATCCTTCTTGAAAAGACGCTTTTACTATCTTACCTGGTTGTACAGTATATGTATGTTGAGTTAGCACAGTTAAATCTGGACACCCTTCACAATGCAATGCACTATGAAAAGTATCTGTTGAATATCTCATCGGCTCTTTGGTTTCAAAGTTTCGTGTTTGCCGTATTTGCAAAAGGTCGGGGGGTAATATTCCTTTGAAGCCTGAAATTTTGATTGGAGGAGGAAAATTATTTGTTAAATCACCATTAGTTATCTTAGGTGTCATAGAAGTAGATACTCCTACTAAATCTAAGAACTCTCCCGCTAATTCTACAGCATCTAATATATTAAAGTTCTTTGTATAGAAACTAGTTCTAAACAACCTTTCTAATATAGTAGTAACTGATATAGTATTTCCTGTTAACATTATAAAAAGTTTTTAGGCAACTCGTAAAAATCAAATAGATGAAATTTGTTCTTCATTACTTCTGTCATTCTCTCTTTTAATGTTCTAGGAGTTTTAACAAAGTAACTGTTTATGTTTTGATATTTTGTAACTACAGTTTTATCATAATAAAGTTTTATTACAAAATCTGAACTATGTTCGTTATTATAATACACTTTTTTATTTTCTTCTTTTGCTGCTGAATCTACTTTATGTAATTCTTTTGTAGCTTTGTAGTCGACAGGCAGTGGGTTTCTATAAACTCCTTCTGAATCTATGTATGCTTCTACTTTCTTTTTTCTTATACTCACCTCTCCTAATCCAAAGGGAAGAACAAATATAAAAGCATCATATAACATTAAGTCTGTTATTTCTTCGTTGAACCTTTTTATTATCTTACCATACTGTGCTTTACTTAAATAATAAGGATTCTTTTTATCTAACTTGTCGTATTTTTGTCTTCCTTCAAATACATCATCCATGTATTCGTTATAAAAATCTACTGCTTTTACATTGGTGAGAAATCTGTTAGCAGGTTTCCCTTTAGCTTTTTCTTCCATTAGTTTCTTCTACGTCTTGCTGCATTGATTGCTGCAACATCATCTACATTGTCTCTTCCATCATTTTCTTCATCTGGTACTGCTTGTTCTGTAATACCAAATTTAGAAGTTATTATTTCCTTTTCTATATACATCTTCATATCTCTATTCATAGGAAATTCAGTGTGTTCATCTGAATAGATTGGTTTTCCATTTTCGCTGTACTTTGATAACTCAGTAGGATCACTGAATACAGCAGTTAGACTTAAATTATTATTATACTCTACTATAAATAAACTATTTCTAGTTTTAAAAAATAGTCTATCTCCTTCTAAATAACAAAATATACCATAAGTATTAAATCTACCATGTCCAGTATACGCTATTTCTTTAAGATCATTAGAAAATCTAAAGCTAGGTGCTATAGGAGAAGCAGGGCCAATTCTTAAAATAGCTGGCCCTTGATACATCTGTAATATCTTTGGTATTGTTCCTACAGTTTTAAATAGTGATACTCCATTATGTTGACTATCATATTGTAACGTAAAATTACTTTTAGTTATAGTCTGAGTAATAGAAGGATCAATAAATCTACTTTGATTTAATTGATTTTTTAAAAAAGTCAATCTAGTATCTATTATCCAAGTTTTAACTTGTCTAATATCTACTTGTTCATCATCTGCCAATTTTGGAGTTACAGTATTTAATAAACTGTAAGCATATTCATTAAGTGTCATAATATGGCTAATATAATTATTAGAACTAAAGCAGAACCTCCACCTATCTTAATCAACTTATCCTTCTTTTTTATCTGGTTCTCTAATTCAGTAGTCTTATCTTCATGAACATTAATTATATCTTCATAAATCTCTGACTTAGATTTACACACAGTTAAAGCTGTATCTAGCGCATCAATTTGCAATTCGCATATACTATATGCTAAAAATAGACTATCAATAGCTTGTTGACTATTTTCAAATCTCATTTTATATTCTACTCCCTTTGCTACAATAGTAGTATAATTCTTTCTACTTAAACAAACTGTACTATCATTTAATAAGTACTGACAGTAAGCTGTCAAGTTCATTCCAACTAATAGTATCATGAGAACTATAGTACCTTTTAAAGGTGCTTTGAATTGTTTTATCATTTTCATTTATTATTTTATTAAATGATTCTAGTACTCTAAGCTTTTCCAATTCATGACTTTTATACACACTATCATAATGTAATATAAGAGAGTCTTTAATTAACAATTCTTTATTATACTCTAATAGTATTTTATCATATTCTTTAGTGATATTTTTAACATCACCTAATAATAACAATGCAGCACCAGAAGATAAAATAAAAATTACTACTAATATAAATATAAATCTGTCTTTAGTATTCATCTTTTTCGTGTTTTAAGTAAATAATTATATGCTCCTGTAGCATTAGCCCATTCTATTAGTTCCATATAAGGACATAACTTAGTCCAATCAGCAGGTGATATTATTCCATCTCCATTTTTATCTTTAGAAAAATCTCTATGGCCGTATAACATTAAATTCTTATTAGGTAATACATCTATCATTTTTACTACCTCATTATATAAAGTTGCTTTTTGAAAAGAGTTTATGTAAACTCCTTCTGCTCCTCCTATCCAACTTATATGTACGGAGTTCCAGTTATGGCCTTCTACACCATTAGTGGTTAGTCTTAGTACGTCAGCGAGATAAAATCCAGTAGGCAAGTGGTCAACATATTGGTAAGGGGAGTTGCCTATCTTTAAATAATAATAAGCTATACCACGTCTATCAATAAGTATATGATATCCTCCTGATTTCCATTTTTTTACTGTTCTCCAATAATTAACTATTGCTGCTACTGTAGCGTTCTCTGATGACCCTGTACAATGTACTATAATGTTTTCTATGATTTCTAAATTTCTCATAAAGGTATTTGTTCAGGATCAGTGTCATCTTCTTCATCCACAAGTTTCTTAAACCCTTTAGGAATCCTATTTTGAAAAAAATTTCCTCCTAAAGATGGTCTTACTGTTTCTTTCTGAATATAATATCCAAGTAGTGTAGGTATAGCTGCTATACATATTCCCCATGCTGTCCATGCTGAATATGCTTCATAGTGTCCTAAGTCTAAAGACCTAATAATAACATAGGAAGGAAAAGCAGCTATTGCTGCTAATCCTATACTTCCTATAAGAGTTATTTTTAATCTACTTCTTTCTTTTAAACTAAGTTTCATATATAATCTAATTTACAAAGTACTCCTATTTCTTCTGCTTTTACTTCTCTTTTAAAGAATAAATTAAAATTTGTAATACTATTATCCGACCACTTTAAAGTTTGTGTTCTCATTCCAAACATTTTACCATACCCTACTATTTCAGTAAGATAAACACAAGTAGGGGTAACTATAACTGGTTCAGGAATAACAACTGGTTCTGGTTCTATAACAATTATATTTTCTTTTTCCCAAGAATTTTCTATAGCTGCTGTTCCTATTGGTGTTATTCCTGTTAAAGAATAATGTAAACTATATTGATTTTCAGCTCTTGAATTGGGTTGATATAAAACGTGTGTTCCTCCTATACTACCATCATTTCTATCTCTAAGATATTTAAATAACTCTGTATGAAAAGATAACCAATTTTGTGTTCCTTGATAACTATGATCTGCTGAATGTGTACCTGCCTCAGTAACAGCTAAAGGAAATTGCCATTTATCCAAAGAAGATAATGGTAGTCCAAAAGCATCATCATCATTAGCACTTGTTGTACTATATATATGTATTGCTAAATAATCTGGAGTAAGATCATCTGTTAATGAACTATACCATATTCCTACATTATTATTCCAATTTATTTTACTAGCTGTATTATCAGGAGCTACAATTCCTATAATTTTAATATTAGGATATTGACTTCTTATAGCTGATACAAAAGTAGTATATAATGTCTTATAATTATTAGCAGTAATTACTTTTATAAAACCTGGAGTATTTTTACTTCCTGCTCCAACTTTAATGAATTTATTTAAATAAAGTTCATTACCTATTTCATCAAATTCAATTATACCACCAGCTTGTATAAATCTTTGTTTTAATAAAAGAGTATTTGTTACAGAATCATTTACATTATGTACAAATATTAATTTACAGTTTTTACTATTAGCAAAATCACAAAATTGTTTAATTTCATTATTAGTTGGTACATATTGTTTAGCTAACCATTCTGCATCATTTTTTACATGTAACGGTATATCATCAGAACTATTCCAAGTCCACATAGCAACAGAACCCCCTGTTATTCTAAGATGTGTTATTTTATCATTCCAAGGTGTCAGCTTATCGTAGTTGTTTACCATTTGTTGTAAACGACAATTCATTATAAATAAAGGCTTCATATATTTTGTTTGTTTAGTTTGTTTAATTTATAAATAATATTCTTCATATCCTCCTCCACCAGAAGAATCTAGATTAATGTCAAAATCTGTGGCGGGTACATCAGTTTTACTTGCTCCTTTTTTAGTATCAGATTCTACAGCTAATACAATATAATCAATTACAGGATTATATACAGTAACTGAATATGCACCATCACCAACTCTTGATGTTGCTACATAAGGTTCTTTAGTAGCATGATCAAACACTGTTATATTTACAGTTCCCCCATCACTACCTGATATAGTACCACTGATTGTAAATGTTTGTGCATGATAATTCATTATCGTTTTCCAACCAAATCTTGTTGTTACTCCATGAGCAACTCTAAATCTTCTATTAGTTTCAACATCTAATCTTGATGTATCTAAATCATTAGGATGTCTTTTAAAGTTATCTCTAGCTCTAATATAAGTACGTGCATATCCTAATTCTGGATCTATTACTACTGGATCAGTGTATAACGCTCTCCAACCATCTTCTTCTGCTTCTCCTGAATTTACTTCACACCATACATTAATTATTGAACTGGCTGTTAAAAACATATCTAACATTAATCCATATCCTATTAACCAATAATTAGTTTCAGGAATAGCAAAACTTATATTAGAAACTGTATTATCTGCACTAGCAGTATAATCCATTTGTCTTGCTATTTTATAACAACATTTTGCACTAGTATCAATTCCTTGAGATGGCACATCTGATTCGTAAAGAACTCTTAATATTGCTGAAAGATTTGTTACTACTCCTACACTTCTATATGTATCTATAACAAAAGTGTTTTTTCCTCTAGCTAATGTAATTGCTGATCCTGATGCACTACGAGAATCTAATAAGTGATTAAGTTCGAACATACCACAAGTAACACTTCCAATAGCAGCATAAGCTCTAAAAGATGCTTGACTTCCTGATCTAGCTTGTAAAGTAGCACTTCCAGTAGTTTGATATTGGAAGTTAAGTGAAATAGCACGTTGTGTAATAGTTCCTGGTTCTGCTATAACTAATGTTCTTTCTTGTCTATGTCTTTCTGCAATTGTAGTACCATTTAAAGGAGTTTCATATTCTAAAGGTAACTCTAAATAATTCAATATTCTTGTTGTTCCTGAAACTACATATTCATAAGTAACATAAATAGTTACTGTTAAGCATTGCCATCTAGTTGCTATACTATTCCATATATCTAATGTATGTGTGGCGTTTGTAGTTAATCCAGATAAATCAATTAAATACATTTGCCAAGTATCAGAACCTAAAGCTGCTATTCTTGTAGGTAATGTATTACTTCCTGCACCATCAAAAGAATAACTTAAATTACTACTTGGAGTAAGATTATTTGCTCCATAATTACCTCTTATTTCTGCCCAAGCATGTCTAATTACAGGGGTTGCATATCCATTTAGTATTCCTCCTACTCCCGTTAATTGTAATATAGTTCCATAAGCAGTATTAGCAGTAATAGTTAATGCTCCTGTTATTGATTCTAAATCATAACCTATTGTCTTAATTCTATTTGCTGCACTATCATCAAATGTATATTGTATCTCAAACCAAGCGTATACTCCACGAGTTAATAAACCTGTACCAGTAGAAACATCAAAGTATGCATTTACTGCACAAGTTTTAGAAGTAACAGTTCCATAATTAGAATTAAAATGTGCAGTAAAATCTAATGGACCGAATACTCCTCCTATATTTTCTGCTGTATTTGTTAAATCGTCTAATTCAGTTATTGTAGTTGCCGCCGCACCATTTAAAGTACATGCTGCTCTTGTTTCAGTAAATGTACCACCAGTAACAGTTGATGTATCTTGAAATGCTACATTAAGAATAACAGAAACAAAAGATACAGGAAAGCTAACTGAATTTTCAGGTATGTAAATAGTAGGTGTTCCTAGTAAAGTCAATGTAGCATCTGCTAAATCAGCAGGATTACCAAAATTTACAGGTACTTTTAATATAGGTGAAAGTCTTGTTGCCATTATCTTTTTGTTATTCTCATTATCATTTCAGAAGGTTCTTCGCCTTCTGCTATAAATGTAACTTTATAGTTATTAGTAACTATAGTAAATCTACTATCAACTCTATTTTCATCATTCCATTCATTGAATTTATCTCTGACATATTGCCAAAATTCATCTGTTGTAAGTTCTGGGTCATAAGTAAAATCTGCCATTATATTGTTATATCCATGTATAATTCTAAATAAAGATAATTAGCAGCAGAATTAGATTCTACTTCTATTATTATAATACTAGTTGATGTTACTGCTGTAGTCCATCCTGTTAATGTAGTAGAAGATGTATGTTCAGCAGCAGTTAAAGTAGGTTTTGCTGATGCTGTAATACTTTGTGCATTAGTAGGTATACTACCACCTCCTCTTATCCATATATCAACTACAGCATTAGTGGTAACATCTGATACTAATCTATATCCAGTAATAGTTCCTGCTACTGATATAGTTTTTCTAGTTTTAGCTCCTGTAGTAATAATGCCATTAGCAGAAACTCCTAATCCAATAGAATAATGTCTAATGTTATTATTAGCTTGTACTACTCTACCACTTGAAGTTGCTCCTAATATAATATTAGTAGCACCAATAGGAATATCTGCTACTGTTAAAGCAGCATTTATATCTACATCATTTAAAAATTTTGGCATATTATAGTGCGCTTATTACTATTCTATATATTCCTGCTCCTGGTGTAGAAACAGTACTATAAGTTATGGTAGTGGTATTAGCATCTGTATATGTTATATCAGGAAATACTTGTTTAAATGGACTACCTATTTCATAAACTTGTACTAACACATCTAATGTTCCTAAGCTATGTGTTATAGCTTCAGATGCTCCTGCTGCATTATTTTTACTAAACTTTCTAGATGCTAAATTAGTAGCTAGTTTTAATGGACTGACTATTCTAGTATCATCAGTACCAGTATTAGTTTCTCCTTGTGTAGCTATTTCTGCTATACCAGTTCTTGTTTCTGTTGACGTTACAGATGCTAAAGCATTAGGAGTTAACGCAGCATCAGATACAGATAATCCTAATGCTTCTGCTCCTGTAGCATATCTAGTTACTCCTACTATAGTTGTAGTTGCTTGTTCTCTATTTACTTCAAGTATTGTCCAATCATTACTATTATCAGCAGGAGAATTTACATTAGCTATAATAACGTCTCCTATATTTACATTCTTAGGGTTAGTAGTTCCTATACTTCCTGCTGCTGTAATATACCAATAGTCTCCTTTTACTGCTCCTGATATAGGAAAGACACCACCAAATGTTGGTGGATCATATCCTCCTACTAATACTCCTAAAGCTGCTATTGTATTATCAACATAAGCTTTAATAGATTGTTGTGTGGCTAATGCAGTAGCACTATTGGTAGCCATGTTATCCTCATCAAGTATACTAACTTCAGAGCTTACACCAGGACTACCTGCTGTTCTGCCTATAACAGTCATACTATTTAGGTTCTGAATCTTAGCAAATGTAATGTTAGCATCTGCTATTTTAGCAGTGGTTACATTACCATTTAATATTTTAGCTGTAACTATAGCATCATTGTTAATAGTCCATGTAGCACCAGATGCACTTACTGTAATCTCTCCATAAGTTCCATCAGCTACTGCTCCTCCTGATGCTGCTACCCAAATACTACCATTATAAAACTTTAAGACATTAGCTGTTGTGTTATATATTAACCAACCAGATACAAGGGCAGAAGCAGGATCTGATGCTACTTTATCAACAAGAACATTCTTTAACTCGTTCTTATTTAAATCTACGTTATTTAAAAACTTAGGCATAATTTATATTTTATTAATTAAGTAATACTATTCCTGTAAATAAAGACCCAAAGGTAATTTCAATTACAGATAATGATAATATTTCTACATCTGCATACACTATCATATTTGATGCATCTAATATAGTAACAGATGGTCTTTTATTTAGTCCATGATTAATTGTCATTGCAGTAACTGCTGATCCTTGTACAACTTGTAAATGATCTGCATTAAAAAAATAAGGTAATGTAGTCCAATCATCAGAGCCATTACCTATTTTTAATCCTGTAGGAACAAAAGTAATATTGTCTAATTCTATTCCTATTTCCGCTTGTGCTAATATAGGGTTAACTGTATTCCATTGAGTAGTAGTTCCCCTTCTAAGTTGAATTAAATCTGCCATTATGGGCCTCCTCCATCTATGCTTTGTGATGCTAAATATATAGATTCTGGAAACCCTCCGTCTACAGAACCACTACCAGAACTTATAGTTATATTACCTTCTCCTATTAAACTCTGATTATTTATAGTCTTTAATTTTAAAGAAGAAAGTATTTGATCTTTAATATTTATAAAACGTATAAGAAAGGGAATATTTTCCTTATTCAAAAACTTGATTAAATCAAAGTCTTTTATAAGTTTAATTTCTCTTTGTTTCATTATACTAATGTTATATCATTATTAGGATATGCATAAGCGCCAAATGTATCAGAAAATCCCCATATATAAGTAATCGGATCTCCATTATTATAATTGGTAGTTTTTAAATTTTGTTGTAGCCAATATTGAGTTCCTATATTTATCCATGTATAATCATTTCCACTTGCGTCTTTTACTATTGGTGAAGTAGGAACTCCCACTCCATCATATATACATCTAATAGGTAATCCATTTACAGCAGTGTAATTAGAAAATTGAGTAGTTGCAGTATTATTAAACATAGCTAATACTCTATAAGTAGTACCACTTACAAAAGTAGTTGTCCAAAATAAAGCCTGTTGATCTGTTAATTGAAATACTTGAAACTGACTTCTTTGTCCTGCTGCGTATCCATTAAAATTAACTTCATCTGTTGCTCCTGTATTAGGAGCATCCCATCTTGGTCTTTCTTCTGGAGCTGTTCTAATTCCTTTTAATTTACCTCCTGCTACTGTGCTAGTTCCTAAAAAAGTAACTAAAGTCTGCCAATCTGTTTCTGATGGTACTTTCCATCCTATAGGAGCAGCGCCCCTTACATCTAACATTACATAACCATTATATAATAATCCATATCTTACTATAGATAAATTAGCTTGGGGTGTAGTATATTGTTTCAAGTCTCCTATACTAATATCCAAATTACCTATATTACTAATTATAGGTAATCTCATATTATCATTTAATACTTTTATAGTACTCATGAGTTTAACTGTTCTTTAAAGTCTTTCCAGTATATATATACTAACCCTAATTTAGGATGCTTAATAGGCATTAAAAAATCATCTTGCATTGTACTTATTATCCTAGGATTGCTTTTTTGTTCTAATAACCTGCTCATAATGTATTATATTTATAATAAAAATCTTGCTACAAAATCATAAGGAGTTGCGTCTGTTAAATCATCATTTGCAATTGCTCCTGCGACTCCTAATCCTGTTATTTGACATTCTACTGATTGCGCATCGAACATTGTTTTTAACCATAACAAATGTTTTGGTGATCTTTGATACTCTGTTAAAGTAACTGGATTAGCATTTTCCAATGTATTATATGCCCACATAGGTTTCATCTCTCCTTTTTGGAGATTGGGAACTATATCTAACTGTCTTCTTCTATGTCTTGCTGTATTAGTTAGTAACAAACTAGGTGGAGTAGGAGATATTACAGAACTTACTCCAAATAAATTAGTAGGATTAATTCCTATATCTAATAAATCTTGTAAAGTATCAGATGTTAAACTAGTAACAGGCCATTGTTTAAAATCAATAGTTGCTTGTGGTTTATCACATACTATACATAAAGGTTTACTTGTATGCGAAAATACATAATTATTTGTTTGTAAACCTAATTCTTTACATGATAAAAGTAAACAAACATCTGCCCCACTTCCTAAACCATAATATGCACAAGTGTCTTTTATTATGTTAAGATTAGTTGCACTAGATTTAATTAACATAATGGCCTTTAAAATATCATTTATAGACTTCAAACCTATTCCTTTAGTGTCTGTGTTATTGTCTACAAAAGAATACCCTACTGATATTACGGCTATATCATTTTCCACACATTCTATAATAAAAGGATTTAAAATACTAGTTCCATAAATAGTACTTTTATCTCCTGTTATAAATTCTCCACCATGTATAAGTAATACCCAAGGATATGGGCCTGCACTATTAGGTTTAACTATATCTATAAACCCTTTTTCTTTTCCTAAATATTCTATTTGATAAAATGTAGATATAGTATCTATATCATCTAATGCCCCAGGATGAGAAACTGGTGTATTATAAAAGAGTCTATTTTCAAAATCTGGAAAATATTCTGCTACCATTCTTTCTCCTCTATAAGTTATACCATTTGGTTCTGATAATGTTATTGGTCTATACCATGCATTATACGCACCAATAGAGTTATAGTTATTGTAAAATTGATGGTTAAATGCTACATCTCCTTCTACTAAATAATTTCTTATATTATTTCCTAACTCTATAGTTTGATTAGCAGAGAATACAAGATCTAATGGGTCTATTGTTTCAGGAAGCGCCCCTGTTTCTTCATCTACCTTTCCCCATTCTGTTACAAATATTTTTCTACCTTGTGGTAATTTACTTCTATATAAAGTTTCTAAACTTGTAAAAGGAAATAAACCATTTGTATCATATATATGAATAGTAGTATTTAAATCTAAACTTGGATTAGCATTTATAGTAGTTATTATTGTACCATTCCATTCTTGAAAATAATTAGCTTGTGTACCACTATAAACTCCATTCTTTCCATAAGGAGCTAGTATTATAAAGTGCGGTAGATTTAAATAACCAAAAGCAGTTATCTTAGGCATTGTAGCATTTATATAAGAAGCTACAGTAGGAAAAGTAGTTAAAACAGTTACTTCTGGTTTAGTTACATCTCCAGTTTTAAATTTGTTTAAGTAAAATTCATTGCCATATTCTATAGCAGAGTGCATCATTCCTCTACTATGTTTTAAATCTATTAAGTCTTTATTCCATATAGTAGTTTGATTATAATTAACTACATAAATTAATTTTATTCCATAAGTAGCTTGTAATGATGCCCAACCATCTATCATAGCATTAGGCCAATTTGTTTCTGTCCATATTTGGCTTCCTGTACCTCCTCTTGGTCTAAACCATATTCTAGAAGTATCATATCCTTTAGATTGTATAAGAGATAAAAAATCTCCCATTTTATCCAACTGATCGTATAACCAAGTTAAGTTTGCGTCTAATACATCTTCTGGTTCTGTACTACCAGGAAAAGGATTAGCCATAGGATTAAGACCCCACATTCTACTTAGTTGTATCATCCTATAAACTTGTAATAAACAATTGCTGTAGGTTGATTAATAGTATCTCCTGTAAAATCAATTACTATTCTTAATAAAGCTCCTCCTTCAAAATCTATATCTATATTATCCTCTGCTTTAAATTGTTCATTAGTTAAATTAAGAGTATATAAATCTGTTGCACTTCCAGTAAATCTTACTATTTTAGCAGTACCAGAAGGACTAGGACTAGTTGTACTAGATAATTCAAATCTTACAATATATATATCTTGTGTTATTGGAAACCCTGTTGTTCCATTATTTCTTCCTAAAGTATCTGCTGCTATATTATTTCCACTTAATGAAGATACATCTGTAAAAGTTTGTACACTTAACCATGCTTCTTTAACATCATCCCAATAGAACTCCATGTTCTTTGTTGTGTTAAAGAATCTTTGATAAGGTAATGGGTCTAATGGAAAACTAGAACCATTAGGAAAAGCAGCTTCTACTGCTCTTTCATTAGTAAAGTATTGATTAGTAGTTCCTTCTGGAATATCATCTGTAGTTAAGGTTATGTTTCCTGATACTTGTGTTATTTCATTTACACTAACAGTAATACCGTCTTCTCCTTTTATATACTCTAACCAATCTTCTAAAGTTCCATTAAATCCATTTGTAATAACATCTAATTCGTATGCATTTCTGCCATCCTCTCCTGTTATATCTTCTATAGCTACTAAATTTGTCCAAGTTCCTGAGTTTTCAGGTTTCCATTGTATAAATCCAGATTGATTTCTTAATGTTATATTATCACCTGTTAAATCTGATAGTAGTATTAAAGTATTCCAATCTACATCTTGTGTTAGTTTCCATTGTATTCTACTATTAAAAACTCTTAACTCAGGAGAGTCTCCTTCTGTTAAATTTAAATCAGATATAGCTGCATTTATTGTATCAGTAATAAATTGACTTATCGCAGTACTATTAATAGTTAATTCTGCTATTTCTTCTACGAAAACTTCTTTAAATACTTCTCCCTCTCCTTCAATAGGACTATATACTTTTATAGTAGTTTCTGCAACAAAATTAACTATTGGTCTTGATCTAGGAGTGGGCATTAGGCTTTACTATTATCAGAGTTTGTGTTTATAGTTTCTTTTACTTCTTTCATCTCTTTAAGTATCTTTTCATTTCTTAATTTAATTTCATTAAGTTGATTTAATACTTCTTCATTATGGAGTTGTAATTTTTTATGTCTTATACTTATTATCATAAGTACAATACCCCCCACAATACCTATTATCTTACCTATCTCTTGTATAAGAGATATTCCTTCTATGCCCGAAACCCAAGCAAAGAATGTAGTAAGTAAAAATCCTAACAGCCCCATAAAATCATATTTGTGTATTTCTATATAATGTATCATACTAATGTTATATTTTGCAAAGGTTTTAAAGTCTCCCATTGACTGTTTAAATCTTTTTTAACTGTTATTCTGTAGGCTACACTAGTACTCCAAAATGATTCAGGTACTGCTGATTTTGCCAATTCTTTTATGTTAAGTATAAATTTTCCATCTTTATATTCTAAACTTGTTTCATCTTTTTCTACTACTACTAAAAAATAGAATATTTCTATTTTTAATTCATAGAATTTACAATCAATTAACTCTTCTTCTCCTGTAGCTATAGTAGCAGTAATACATTCTTTAGGAAGTACTTTATTTAAATACCTTACTAAATCACATATTTTATCTTCTAAAGTTGTACATAATGTTTCACAAGTATATTTAATTAATAAATCTAAATATATATGATGAATAGGATCAGGCATATTTGCTAGTATATACCTGAATTGAAAATGTCTTACCCAACCTTTTGCTACTTCTATAGTCATTATATAACGTATGCTTCAGTTTTCTGTACAAAGAAAGTAAACAATACTCTACCACCTGCTGTAGTTTTACTACATTCTATGTTAAGAGTAGTAGCAGCAGGACTATATATAGCATCTAGTGGGGGAATAGTAACTAGTGCCTCTGTTCCTACTGCTGTACCTCCTGTTAATATTAAGGTATGTAAAGTAGTTGTATTTTGTTTTACCACAAAAGTAGCAGAATTAGTTGCTTCTATTGTATCAATTACTTTGTAATAATAACTAGATAATCTATATCTATGAGGAATATAAATGCTTCTAGTATTATCTTTAGTAGCTGCATCTAAGATTACTTCTACTGTTACTGCATTAGTAGATACTTCTTCACTTAATTTTGGAGAAGTAACAGCATTTGGGCCTATTTTACCTGTGGTAACTGCTAAATTTGCTAACTTAACTTCAATAACTATACCATCAGATAATACAAAAGTATTAAGATTAGTTACTGATACTCTCCATGCTCCACCTATTCTATAAGCAGTAAACTTTAAATCTGATGTTGCATATGCGCTTATATTTACTCCAAAGATAATTAACGAATAAGTACTAATATTCATACCAGTACCAAAGTAATCTAACTCTACTATAGTTCCATTTTTTACAGAGGCGCCCCCTAAAACTACAGAAACATGAGCTAATAATGTTACATTTCCTAATGCTACAAATCTTCTAGATGCTTCATTAGCATCTATAGTATAATTACTATTAGCTAATATATTAAATGGCCTTATCATGGGTGAGTTATTTTTAATGATGTTTTAAACACAAAACTAGCTGCTGTAGCATTAGGAGTAAGTTGTTCTATTTTGAAACTAACATCAGTTAATAAACTACATGAAATAACACTATAGCTTCTTATAGTTTCAAAAAATCCAATTGATGTAACAGAAATATTTATATCTACAGTAACATAACAAAACCCTCCTATATTACTTAATGTTGCTTTACCAAAATATAAATAATCATATGGATAATGACTATTATTTAAAGTTAATATTGGGGTATCTCCTGCTATATTAAGTACAGTTAATACTAAATTTCCTCCTGTAGATGCTCCTTCAAATCCACTTCCTTGTGCACCACCATTAAATGTAAATTCTATTTCAGAACCTAGATAAGCAGGATTAGCATTAGCCCAATTGAATAATAAAGGTGTTCCTGTAGTCGTTACTGATTTTAAAGTATCAATTAAATTAGCATTATAATAAGCTACTACAAAACTCTTATTAACATAAGAGGGAATAACAATAGTATTAGTAGTAGTATAACTACTAGAATCACTTAATGTTACAGTAATAGTATTATCTCCATTTACTTGTATTGCTACAATCTCAGGAGCTTTAAGACTATTTACTATTTCTTGAGGTATCTCCATTGGATAACCTTCACATACACAATTTCCTACACAGTTACACATGTCTTACATACTTGATTAAGTTGATTCAGATAGTAATTTATTCTATCTTTATTTAAACTATATGCAGATAGTATTAATGCTTTTCTTAAAGCAGATAATTTCATAGCAATAGTTAAGTAATTCACATCATTCATATTGAACCCATCTAATAAACTCATTAAATAAGTATCAACACAACAATCTGCATTAGGCATAAAGAATCTTTCTATACAGAAATCTTCATAAGTACCTTCTGATGTAACTACTTTATATTTAATTTTCCATATTCCATCTCCATAAGGATTAGGAAAAGGGCCAAAAGTAAGTACATTTGCTTCTTCTAAATCTTCAAAAGATAAAGTTATAGTATCTGTAAGTCCATTAGTAGTATTAGTTATTGTAACTACTGCTGATGTAATATCAGCATATACTTCATTTGGATCTCCAAATCCACCTGCATTATCGTCTAAAGAATATAAACCCGTTATATCATATATAAATATACCAGTATTCTTGACACATATATTTAACTTTGGAACTAAAGGCATTTGTATTTAAATTGATTACATTTAAAAAAATGGGGGAAAAGTACTAAACTCTTCCCCCTTCCACCAACCAACTAATACTTTATTATTATGCAGGATCAGTCATTGTACCAAATCCTAAAGCATTTGATACACTAGATAGTAAAAGCCTAAGACCATTAGTATCTTCTAACATAAAGTTAGGATCATTTGCTGCTCCTGCTCCGCCCGTAGTATAAATAGTTACTTGTTTTTCTGATAAGTCTTTTCTAAACATATCATTCTGACCACTAGTATGCCGTATTGTAATAGCATGATAATAAGGTATTGCAGAATCTACAAGGCTGCGACTATCAAATAGTATCGGTCTACCATTATCTATCTCAAATTTGTTGTCTCCAAATTCAGGTTTTTGATGAAAGTATTCTCTTTCTGCTACCATTGGAGTAATATTCCTACCATCTGTAGCTGCCTGTGATTGTGTAAATAAGGTAGTACCAAAGTTACGCATTGTAGTAGTCCAGATATTTTTTCTGTATCTCATTCTTCCTATTCTACCATAATTGAATGGTATTTCAAGTCCAGTAAGTTTAACTCCTACTGCGGCTGCTGCAAAGTTAGCTGCTGAAACTTGTTCTATTGAAGTATGAGCAATTGTAGCTGTTTCTCCTTGATAAACTGTGTCTAAAGTTCCTATATTATTTGCTGTGTCTATTGCTACTATCTTGTACAAAGGATCAGTAACTGCTGTGCCTATTCTAAGAAAAGCCCCTACTGCTAAAAGAGTTCCACCAGTAGCATCATCAATATCTGCGTTAGTAAAATACTTAGAGCCTTTAGTAAAAATATAATTGTTTGTACCTCCATCAGTAGGTACTGCTGCGCCTGCATTATCACATACTATCTCTGCTTTAAGAATAGGTTGTGGGTCTTTAGATGTAATACCTACGTTTCTAATAGCGTCTCTAACTAGTTGTTGTACTACCTCATGTTTATCAGCAGTTGCTCCTGTATTTGCTCTAAAGTGCTTTACATACTTATTATCTTTAGTAGCACTATAAAGTTCTTCTACAAAGATAGAAACATCATAAAGATTATCTGAAATTTCTGCAATATCTCCAGAAGTACCGTTATAACCAATATACTCTGTTTGTTCTGTTTTAGCAGCACCTAGAGCTTGGTTCATATTGGTTATGTCTGCTCTTTTTATATTATCAGAAACTATCAAACTTCCATCTGCTAGTTTTTGAATAAGTACAAATTCATTAGTAGCAGCAATACTAGCTCCTAGTACTCTTGCTCCTTGTGGAGTAAACATTCCAATTTCTCCTATATTAAGAGCATTTGCTAACCCTGTAGTTAGAGTAGCTGCACCTGCTACGAATACTCTTTCAATTTGCTGTACATTAAACATTGTTTTATTTTTATATGGTTAAATTTATAGGGCTTTAAACCCCTTGTTGAGCATTAACTGCTGCTTTGGTTTGAAATCTTTCTTGTTGTTGTAATTCTTCTATTCCTAATAGTGACGCTACGTTAATTATATCTTGATGATATTCTTCCCATATTTCAGAGTTAACTTGTGAACCTTCATCAATTTGATTAACTACTACAGTTTTAGGCTTAGTCAAATATCGGAATTTGTACTTAGATACATTAAAAGAACCTGATGTTAATAATTCAGAAATTTTATTATCAGTACTACTGTTTTTATTAAATAGTATTCTCCAGACTAATCCGTCGCTTCCATTGAAATAAGGTCGTTTTTCAAAGTTCTTTATGTTCAAATTAACATAATCTTCCGTAACTGGAAGTATATTAACTCTACCTAACTTTCCTGTAAAACAATCTCTTTTATCTATGATACATTCTTCTTGTAGAATTAAGAATACATCATTTGGAAGTTGCCAAAATGTACCATTTAAATGATTATCATCATTTGTGAAACTAGTATTTAATGTTCCTTTACGTTTTAAAGGAGCAACAAATCCTCTGTTATATTCATTAAACTCTACTCCTTCTGATATAATTCTTTTAAGAATAGAGAATATAGCATCATTTATTAATTGAGATGCCTGTTCATCTGAAATTTCAGGAGCAGAAAAAGAACCAACTATATCTAGTTGGTTCTCTATTGCCAGTTTCATTTCATTAGCTGTCATTGTTTAAACTGCTGAATCTCTAACTTGTTTAATTCTTGCCTTAATAATATTAACTTCTTCAGAGTTCTTTGGATTCTTAAAGTACTCTATAGCTTGGTGTTTATTAATAGCAAAAGGAATACTACTGCCATATATACACCAACCTTCATCTGTAAAAACAACTGCTCTTGTTTCTGTTGCGTTTTCCCAAAATACTTTATATTGCATGTCTTTATCACTGATAACAACATATGCTTTTTCTGGATCAGCTTGTATTAAGTTGTATGTTTCTTTCCTAAGCCATTTTAAATCAGTATAATCTATAATAGCACTAGGCTTTAACAGTTTTATAAATGCTCCTAGTTTTCTAGGATCGTTTTCTGCACTTGAATAGAACGCCCATATATCTTTTTGAACATCAGCTTGTGATAATTCAAGTTCAAATTCTTTATCTATTGGGCCTAATGTATATCTACAAGTAATTGGTATATCTGTAATTCTTAATGTATTATCTGCACATATTAAATCTCTATTAGCTTGTAGTATTCTAATAGAAAGCAACTCATTGGGATTATCAGTCCATAAAGTTAAGTGCTCTTCATCTGTTTTAGTTTTTTTAAGTATTACCCTAAAATTAGACAAAAATATATTATCCCCATCATATACGTTAATTGATTTATTCAGCTTTTTTTCTAACCACTGAATTTCAGCTTCACTTTTAAAAGGGTTAACAAATCTTTTCTGTCGTCTATCAGCTACCATAGGTAGTCCTATAGAATCATGGGTATCTAAAAACTTAAAATTTGTTTCATGAGAAACTGGTACTCCATTTCTTACACGTAGTATTGGCTTAACTACATATAATACTTTCTCAGGAATATACCCCTGTTCCATTACTGAAACAGGGGCTATTTGATCTTGTGTATTCATTAACTTGATTTTTATTCTAAAATGTCTGGAATAAGAGCCGCAGTTTTAGTAGGATCAATTACCATACCAGAAATATAACAAGCTCTGTGTTCTTTCCATCCATCTTTAGCAGTACTCATGATATTTCTCTTACCATCTGCTGATAACGGGTTTCTAAGTCCAGGTTCTATACCCATGATATATTCACTACCATCAACTGTAACTTTCTGTATATTAGCTTCGCCTCCTTGTGTTCCTAGGTCGAATATATCAAACCTATGAGACTCTGCTACCCCACCTTCGGGGTGGTATACTTTATTTCTTACTCTATCATCGTAAGCACTGTCCATCTCTATACCAAGTACCACTCCATTGGGTGCTTTGTATTCAACAAACTGTCCGCCGTATCCTTTAGGCATATTAACACCTTTTTTACCTGCGGCATTATATATTCTATCATTATCACGATTAGGTGTATAAAGAGCAGTGTTATTTTCCAAAGCCTTATGGAATTTAACTCCACCTCGTTCTCCTGTTTTCATGATGAAATTCCTACTATCAGATTTTAACCTTCCTTCTGATAAGTCTACTAACATATTAGTAGGCAAATCAATTGTAAAGTTAGTATAGTATTCTGAATAAGAACATTCTGATTGTTGACGAAGACCTGCTCCTTGTACAATAAAGTACCCTGATTTTCCTACATTCTTATATGTTCCATCTGCTGCTCTGTTAGCAGTAGAAAATACAAGTGCATAGTTTTTCTCTGTCATCATATCAACATCCATTTGATAAGATGCATACTGTTCCCAAATCATAAAGGTATTACCTTTATCATCTTTAAACGCAGTACCAAATGGTCTATTTAGCATATTACCTGCAAAAGTTTGTTCTTTACGCAAGAAGCTAATAGCATTTCTCATATCAAAAGGAGAAGTGTAATCTACAGGACTACCTTTTTCAGATAGTGTTTGTTCTACTGGTGTCCAGTCCTTGCTGAATCTTTTACCTGGTAAAAGTTCTTCGTATGGCATGAACAAAGTACTATCTCCTGTCATAAGTTTCACCCTATAAACAAAATTAGTACCTTCTTTAGTAGGGTCATCTAAAATTTGCAATGAATACCTTTCATTTTTATGACCTACAATCAATTGTACATCATGAAAGTAATGTTCACTAAATACAACTTCAAACTCAGAATGGTTCTGACCACAACGAGATGCTGCTGTAATAGGTGTACCTGCTATTCTTGCTTGAACAAGAGGAAGGTTTTTCTTCGCTGACCCCATAAGTCTCCAAGTATAGTCAGTATCGTCTTTAAGACGTAATACTGCTCCTACTTCATCCATATAGGTATCAGTTGTAGTAGATACGTTAGCATTAAAGATCTTAGTGATTACTTTACTTGCCACTTGTGGAGATGCTTGAAAAATAGTTGCAAGGTGATTCTTAGTAGTCAATCCTGACCAACTAGTAGCATCTGTCATTTGCAACGGTGAAAACTTACTCATGTTTATTTTTGTTTTTTGTTTTAATTATATGGGTTTATGTTATAAGCTGTTTATTGCGGCTACTAGAGAATTGACAGATTTTTCTACACTGGCATTAGCATTAGCACCTCTACCAACATTAGATTTATTCTGTTCTTTCATAAGTAGCTTTTCAAAATCATTTACTTTTTTAGAAGCAACTTGTTTTACTCCGCTCACCTTAGTTGCAATATCAAATCCTTTATCAAAGAAGCCATTAAGTAAGAGATAATGAAGTCGTATAGTAAAATCAACAGGGTTTTCACTGGAGTACTTCTTGATTATATCTATTTTATTTCCATTCTCGTCTTTAAAAGAGGGATTGAAAATAGAATTAAGTACTTTTTCAGACTCTACTTTAGTAAGTTTAACTCCTTTAAATACTTCATATTCTTTTGATAGGGCAGTCTTTAAACTAGTTATTTTTTCTTGATGTTTCTTTTTATCGGCTTCTTGTTTTTTTAATCCTGCTTCTTTCTGTGCTGTAATATTTTTAGTCTCAGTTTCTATTAAACTATCTCTAGAATCTAATGCTTCTTCTACTAGTACTCCTTTTTCTTTAGCCCTATCTACATAAGTCTTAATCTTAGCTTCACTAAAACCTTTTTGCTTTAGGTCTATAGAGTATAATTCTTCTGCAAGTTCTAAATCATTTTCTAAAGATGCTTCATTTATATCTTTAAGAGTATTAATATTGATCTGAAATTGTTGTACTACTTGATCTGGTACTCCTGCTTTTAACAGTTCTAAATATTCTTTTTGATTATCATTAAGATTAGCAAACTCCCTTTTAGATACCGTTTCTTTTAGAGCTTCTTTTATATCGTCTACAGACTCAATTTTATCTAGTTCTGCATCATCAATATCTAGTATATTTTCATCTATAAGCTCCTTAGCAAATGCTTTTATAACATTATTATTCTTTGTTACAGGAGCTTGTTCTTCTTTTTTAATTCTAGCTACATCTTCTTCAGATGGTTCTTCTAGATCAAATAGAGTAGAAGGGTCTATACTTTTATCATCATCATCTTCTACATCTTCTACATTTTGTAGCCCGTCTCCTTGTTTAACCAATGGAGGGGCGGCAACATCATCTGGGTTTCCATCTATATCATCGAAGAATAATGAAAGAGCGTTATTGTCTAACTGATCTTCATTTTCATCTTCGACTTCAATTCCGTCAACTAACATAAAATTATTTTAAATACGAATTTAGTTAAATTACTTGTATAAGGTACAAATCACATGAAGTTAAATAAAATACAATGGCTATTTAAAGAAACTTATCTTGCTACAGCCTTTGGTTTCGATCTTTGTATTGCTTCTTTAGACTTATTAGTTCTTATTTTTTCTCTTAGTTCTTCTTTCTTTAATTCCAGTAACTCTTTGTGTTTTGTATAATCTTGCTCTATTTGAAACTGTGTTTGTCTCAATTTAGCTATATCCATTATCCTATTCTCTGGCTCTTGTGTTTCCATCAATTGAGCCTCTTTTAATACAGCATTTGTATCTATTTCATACATCTTTAATTCAAGCTCACTATAGTGCTTTTCTTTTTCCCAAGCTAATTCTTCTTCTGCCATCTTTTGTAAAGTAGCATTTTCTTGTTCAGCAGCAGCTTGTTCTCTTTCTGATTTGGCAACTTCATTACTTTCTAATTTTCTAGTAATTTCTGCTATACTTTTAGATGCATATATATTAGCTAACTCAGAGAAGTTTATTAATTGAGCTTGTACAGCTTGAGCACTTTGTTGTTTAAGTGCATTAAGTAATTCCATATCCTCAGAAGCATTAGATACATGAATACCCATTTCTATTTGAGATAATTCATCTATTACTAATTCTACTTGTTGTGCTATAAAACTACCTAATATAATTTCTGCCTTGTGTGGATTCTTTTTAAGAGCAACTAATGCAGTATCTAATAGTACTTCTAGAAACTTCTTCTTAACAAGGTCATGAGCCATAAACCATCTTTCTGTAATATGTGCAGATTGAGATACTTCTCTTTGAGTATTTCCTACTGCTGCTCTTTCTTCTATCTGTCCTTGTCTAGCTTTTGATACTCCACTAATTTCTCCTATCTCTTCTTTAATGTAAACCATCATACTAACATGTTGTTGGATATAACTACCCATCTCCATATCAATAACCTGATTACTTTGTTGCATATTACCTGCTAACTTACCTGTAGCTGGGCCTTTCTTTATTTCTTTAAAAGCATCAAATACTGCAATATTTTGACCAAAAGCAAATGCCAACCATTTATCCATACTCCATTTATCGGGTATTTCATGTAATGGCAATCTCATAATCTTACCATGAGATTTAGCAAATGCTAATTCTGTTCTATACATTAGAACATTGTATAAATACTGAAGTGGCTTCATTCTATCTAATAGACTCATAGCCTTATTAGAATTAATATTGTATGCTAATCCTACAACTCCAGATTGACATACAGAAGGATTACCACTCTTTCTAAACTGTACTGGTCTTCTTCTTACTTTTACATAAATAGAGTCAGAACCATTTCCTATCTTAGTTCCTTCCCACCATTCTGAAATCCATCTCCATCTAACATCTTGCCCTAAATCAGGATTAGCCTTAAACTCTTCTGATACCATTTCTTTTTGTAACCTACCATTTTCATCAAAGTAAGTTAAAAATCCTATTTTTCTAAAAGACTTCCAAAGAACTTTAGTAACTAATACATTACCATCAGTATCAAAAGAACTACCAAAATAAGCTCCATTATTTAAACTAGGATCAAATAACTCTCCGTTTCCAAAATCAAATACAGCACCATTAGTATCTTTTCCTGTTCTATTAATAGCATTATATGGAAGTCTATTAAATTCCATATCTGGTCTTACATTAAGTATTCCTTCATCTTTTGTGCCGAAGTTATTCATTTCTAACTTATCAATATCAGAAGGCTTTAGAAAATCATTATATTTATCTACTACCATTCCAATAGGATAGTACTCTGAATACTTAATTATTTCTGCGTCTTGTAACCAAGGAGAGCCTCCTGATCTAAAAGTCTCTACATTTAAAGGATTCCATCTAGTAGCAACAACATCATCAACTTCTATATCTATACAATAATTTTCTTCTGCTACTGCAAGTAAATCCATAAAACCATCATTGAACATCTTAGGAAGCTCTAATTCTTTCCAATAATGTTCTAATATAAGAGATGAAGCTAATTCTCTATAGTCTTTCATCTCATAATTAACATAGTCTAATTTCTTTCTAAGGTAATTGTTTAAAGCCCCTTCTTGTACTTCTTTGCCTTCTGCTACTATTTGATTAATTGCTTCTCTTAGATTATCTGCTCTTTCTTTATCTTTACTCTCAATAACATTTCTACTTTGGGCAACTACAGTATAAGAAAATCTTCTTTTAGATTCTTCTCCTACTAATAAGTCTATCTTAGGTAAACAAATAGGATAATTTTGCATCTTTGCAGGAAAAGAAGCGCCTTTAATATTATAAGGGTTAACTATTCTTCTTACATCTTTTTCATCTAATATATCATTAAGTAAGTTATAGTTAATTACTTTATTTTTCCTACTCTGTCTTATAGTAGGATTTTCCAAAGACGTAAGCATTATAGCTTTGTCTATACAATCTTTAGCCCATTGCTTAGTTTTTTTACTATTAGCAATTTTTTGTTTTGGGAAGTTGTTTTTCATATATCTAGTTGCGTAAAATCAATTGTTCCTGCATCTGCAAAATTATTAAAATTTCCTTGGGAAACATCAACAAATTTTGTATCTGCGCCATCATTTTCTTCATTATTGAAATCATCATATAGCTGTTCCTTATACTGATATGTACGATTGAAAAAATCATCATTTTCTAATCCCATATCCCCATCATCTTCATCCTTATAGATGTACTTAATTCTATCTTCTCTATAAATCATTACCATTCCCATAGCTGAAACTCTATCGAAGTTTCCATCTTCGTTCCATGCTATAGCTTCTTTAATATATGCAATACTTCTAATTTTTCTTAAATTAGGTTCTACATATATTGGTTTTGGTTCATCCCCTTCTTGTACTATGCTAAGCAACTGTTCTTCTGATTCTTCTACATAACTCTTATTCTTCATCCATTTACTTTGTAGATTTAATGCAAAGTTATTTATAATGTTAGTAGCGTTAGTACCTTTAGATTTATTACCAAAGAGATTTCTCTCTTTTACTAAATCCATATCTTTTAATATTTGTGGAGTATCACACAATAAGTACAATAAATTATTATTACTAAACCAAGTAAATAGACCTTTCTTATTATTCTCATAATTGGCAACTGCTCTATAAACCATTAATAAATTAGCACATGTTATATAGAAATCATCTGCAAATTGTGGTCTGCCTGTATACTCTGCCACTATTCTATCTGTCCAAAGATCAAATATAAATATACTACCTAGTGATGGGCCTTCATCATCATCATAAGTATCTATTCCTGCTATATATCTACCATAAGGTATTATTCCCTTACCATTCTTTTTAGGAAGTTCAAATATCTCAATGCTTCCTGTTCTATCTAACCTATCTTTAACTGGAAAATCTCTAATAGGAATTAGAGAACTGTCTATCTTAAACTCTGCTCCTTGACTTCCTACTTCTATTTTACCTGTTAAATGCTCTGAAACAAATGATCCTAATGTAGGAGATATTTCTTCTAAGTAATCTTTTAATGCTACTACTGGAAATCTATTACCTTGTTTCCGCATTATAGCTTCTTGCGGAGTAATAGGTCTATCTGCTTTTTCTTGTATTAGAGCTTGTGGATCATCAGTTCCTTTTCTGATTACATCTCTATCTTCTAATATTTCAAGTAATGCTTTAATAACATCAGAATTTCCATCTGCATCATAGCAATCTTTACGGTTCATATACTCAGGGAAGAAAAATGCACATCTTCCTTTACCTTGTACTTTATCGTATACATTTGGAATAGAGTATACCTTATAACCATCTGGGCTATAAAATAACTTATTCAATGCCTCAAAGTCTGCCCCTTCTGTACCCCCTGTACCAAAAGCAACCATCAATCCAAATACTGACCTACCATCTTCTAAAGATGCTCTAGCAATAGACCATGCTGTTAGCAAATGAGGAAACTTACCTGCTTCTTCCCATTGTATTAGCTTACCTCTTTTTCCCCTTGCTTTTTGTGGGTTGTCTTTAAGTGTTACTCCAAAGACATCTGTTTTTATACCCTTAGTAAGACCACTATCAGCATCTACATATCCCATACGAATATGCATCTTATTCTGATCGTTCTTTAATCTACTAGATGGAAAAGGGGTATTGTCTCCATTAAAGTCTAGTGAATCTACATACTTATTCCAAATACCATCCTTATTAAGGTATTCTGTTTCAGATGCCATCATATAACTTCTAGACTGAGTTATATGTATACAATTTCTAGCAGACATTGATCCTCCTTTAAATGAGAATCCCCTACCCCTTGTTTTTAATACGGTAGCAAATAAACCGTTATCTTCTGCTTGTTCTAAGTAATGAAAGTATAAGTAATCTCCATCCCAAAAATTAGGAAAACTTTCTTCTCGTTCTGCTTTTCTGTTCTTTGACTTAGATACTGTTTCTTTATCTACAGTAAGTAATATAGGAGAGTAATTTAAATAAAAATAATAATAACCTGTAATCCATTCTCCATCTGTTTCTCTAACATACCCTTCTACACATCTTCTTGCTCTTTCTCTCCAAAATTTAGTATACTCTGAATTAGGATGTGAATTTGGAAATAAGTTTGTATAAACTCCATGTTTTTCAAAGTGAATAGCGTCTTGTCTAAAATAACTAGTGTCTTCTAAAATATGCGGCTTAGTAATATCTACAACAATTCTACCTTTATAATCTTTAGGTCTGTCTGCTGCATACTCTCTATTAGGATCAATAAGATGAGATACTAGTTGTATTTTATCAATACAATCTAGTAACTCAGTTCTTATATCTTGATTTATCTTATAGTATTCATCTCCTACTAGAGATGTAGTTATTTTATTTGCTATTATCATAGACTACCATCTTCAAAAGCTTTCTTAATTCGACTTCCTTTCATATTACCTGCTTCTTCTAATTCTTTTTTAACCTGCTGCTCTAAGTTATTTAAGCCTTTTATTGTTTCTCCTAACTTATCTATACTTGCTTTTGTCTTACCCAAATCATGTATTAACTTACCTGTTTTAGGATGCTGTTCTGTAAAGTCTACAGTATCAAAGTATTCTGACATTTTATTTATTGCTTTTTTGGCAGTTCTTAACAACTCCGTACTAATAGTATGTTGTCTTTGCTTATAAAATTTACAAGCTGCTCTTACTAAATCATCAACTTCTACATCTATCAATTCTTTTATAGCCGCTTCTCTTTGCATATCATTTGTTATATCAGAGAAGTCCGATTTAAACGCACAGTAATAATAAACAAAACCAAGCTCATTTAGAGCTTGGCTTTTGTCTTTTGTAGTATCTCTATCCCATAAATCTTTAAATGGTTGAAGCAATAATGCTTGTGGAGAGAAACTTACTTTATGATTTACTAATTGAAATAACTCCATTATTCTACTTTTTGTTTAGGGCCATGCGCTATCTCTTCTATAGATGGCATATCCCCAAGTATTTGATTACTTTCTTCATCATCTATAATAATACAATCTGTAGTAAGTATATGATGTACTACTTGTATAGAATTTTTAATACAATCAATAAGTACTTTAATTGGGTCTACTACATTATGCGCTTTAAGATAATCTGCATAATTATCTGGTACATTTTGATTACCATTAACATTCCATATTTGAAGTATAGGAGAAATAAGTCCTGCATAAATAACTTTACCTTCTGGAGTTTTCATAAGTTCCTTTTCATTTAATTTTGCAAATTCATTAAATAAAAATCCTCCTCCTAAAGTAACCCCATCATCTAAAGCAGATTTCACAGCGCATATAGCGTCATCTAATCTGTCCTTCTTCTCTTTAACTTCTGGTTCGTTGTGTCCTCCTACATTGATTATTCCTACTCCACTAGTAAAAGAACTAAGTCTTTTTTCATATCTTTTACGAAGATATATATCGTCTATACCTTCCATTCTATTTTCAATGTAGGTTCTTCTATCAATTGCCTTTTGACTTTTAGTATCTATACCAGTTAAAGTGGTGCTATCCATTCTAATAATTGCTTTATCTGCAAATCCCAGATACCCAGACCAGTCTTTTAAATCACCTATAACTTCTAAATCTTCCCCTTTTTCCTTAGAAAATATATGAGCATTTGTAAGAGTTGCTATGTCTTGCAGCAATTCTTCTCTCCTTATATTAACTCCAGGATTTTTAACCACACAAACATTTCTAAAATGTTCAGCGTGTTTATTTAAAGCTATCAATGCTTCATTCCTTATTGTAGGACATATAATTAATAAAGTCCTTTTCATATGTTGAAGTCTTCTTAATAAAGGAGCAACCTGCTCTGTCCTCTCTATATCTATGTTAGTTACTAATATAATTGGCTTTTCTAACTCACATATATTTCTAACTGGATCAGTAATGAAGTGTTTAGAAAGATACCCTCCTTCAAAATACATACCAGTATGTATTTCATAACTAACTTCTGTAGATAAAGTATCACTTAGAATAACATCAGCATATCTATCTAACTTATCAAAACAATTAAACACTACATTGTATAGTTCTTCATCATGATTAGTAGCTATGACACTTACATCAAGTATCATATCCTTTTCAGAAGGGTAATTTAACTTATTACTTTTTATGAACTCTATCAGTACATTTCTAAGTTCATGGAAAATTTTCTTACTAACTGTTATATTTTTAAAAGCACTAAGATCAGTTTCCATTATTTTAGAAGCTTCTTCAAGCATCTTATAACTTAATAAAGTAGTAGTAGTTGTACCGTCTCCAGAATTATCAGCTGTACTTTTTGCAGCTTGTCTTACCATTAACAATCCTATATCCTCTACCTGATCCAATAGCCTTAAATCTCTAGCTACTGTAATTCCATCTTTAGTTATATAAGGCGGATTATAATGCCTTTTCATTATTACATTCTTACCAAATGGCCCCAATGTAGAAGTAACAGCCATTGATAATTTTCTAACTCCTTCTATAAGTTGATCTTTTGCTTCTTTACCGAATACTAATTGTTTAGACATTTTCTTGGTTTTCTTCTAGTGTTACTTCATTATAATCTGCTACTAATCCCTTAATATAATACTCTGGAATAACAGTGTATCCTACTACTCTACCATCTTCTGTTTTCTCATTAGGATCTAAGATTACAGTAGCACTACTATCACTATCCATAAGTTGAATAGTTTTAATAGCGTCAATATGTACTGTACTTCCTACAGTAAACATAGGATCAACTTCTGGCCCTACAGCTATTACTTTTTGCAAGTTCAAAAGGAAAACTGTCTTTTTTTGAAGTTCATCTCCTACAGAAAGTTCTACTTCTTGTGTAATTAGTACATGTCCTTTTGAAGGAACATACTTGTTAATTTTAAAAAACTTCATATTGTTTTGTTTTGTGGATTATACTTTTGTGTGTTAAGTTCTTCATCTTCTTTTGCTATATCACTAGCATGTAATTGTTTATCCTGTTCTTGTAAAAATTCTAACATTTTACCAGACTCTATTAATTTATCATATTCTGCTTTTATCTTAGCATGTTTATCTATAGAACTCTTAGTTCCAAATAGAGTAGAGTTCCAAGATAATGTTCCTTTTAATTTATTCTTCTTTAAATCATTTAACTTTTTCATACGAAACTTATACTCATCATAAGTTTCTATAAATGGTTCTGGATTTTGTATAGGATCATGTTTTTCTTGTATTCTTTTTAAGCTAGTACTATAAGCTAAGAAACTTCCATCTTGTAGGTTTTGTCCTATTTGTCTTCCTCTTAAACTTAATCCTAGTTTATCTAAAGTACCTGCATTAGCATGTTCAATAATTTCTTCAATTTTCATTCTTTGCCTTCTTAATATCTAAATACTTCTTACTTTTATTGTGCCTATTATAAAGCATAAACAACTTTATAAATCGTATATTCTTCTGCTCATTAACTGCTTTTCTTGCAGTCTTAAATTGAGAAATTGCTACTTTATTTATAACTTCTACAGGAAGATTAAGTTCTTTGGCTAACTTCTCTATAACTACTTTTAATCGAGGATCTTTTTTTATTCCTATTCCTCTATTGCCCTTCATTAATAATTAGATTAAAAGTAAGTTCAAACTTTCCGTCTTGTGGTATTATAACATATCTTTCGTCAATTTCAAATCCTTTAATTACATTCTTCTTTCTTAGGTTGGTGTATATGTTAACAAAACTTTGATAGCTTACTCTTAAGTAATCTCTCATCTCCTGCTTCATCTTAGGAGATGATAATAAAGCCCATCTAGTATCTTTATCTTGTATTTTATAAAAGTACAAGTAGTTATAATAAGCCAGCAAAGATAAGAACTCTATTTCAATTTCAGTTATCTTTAACAAATTACTCATTATAGAGTAGTAAGTTTTATAAAATGAATGTATAGGAACAGTCTCATAAGAGTTGAGAGTTTCTGGAACTGTTCGGCATAGACATGTAAAGTTTCTACTTCCTATATGAGACATAGTTCATAATAATAATCAGTGTGTACAAATGTAATCAAAATAGCGAGATAAAATGCACCAAGAAAATTTAAAAATAATTCGACTGGAAAACAGTGAGTTAGAAAAGGGGGTATTGACTTTACCAAATATTTTTTATAACTTTGCGTAGTCTTAACAAGATTAAAAGAGACGATTCATCAATACTAATAAATAGATTGAAACAAAAAAGGTACTACTCAGTATCTATATAAACTAATCAATCACTAATAAACTGTCAATAAATCTAGTATCTATTTTTTATGGCCATTCTACTGTTTTAAAGAAATCTCTTTTTGGTACTACCTTTTTGTATGTCATTTGTCGAAAGTTGCATCTATTAAAAAACCACTAGTTATTCTAGTGGTTTTTTATTTATTTATCCTTTACCATAATTATTGCACCATTTTCAAACATATCTACCAACACAATATCTTCATCTTTTATTGGCTTATTCCACCCTGTTAATATTTCTTTTTTCCTGTACCATCTTTTATGTTTAGCATAGTGTTCTCTTAATAACTCCCAAAAACCAGGCCCACTTCCTTTAGGATATACCCTTACATATCTGGTAATCCTTCTAACAGTTTTTCTTTTCCACTTCATCTACCTTTATTTATAACAACATTAAATTATCATCAAATAATGTACCTTGTAATTGTAAATACTCTAACTTGTTTACTATTATTACAAATTTAAGAGGTGTTCTTTCTCCAATAGACATAACATCTTTATATTTAAAATTTTCTTCTAGTATATACTTTGTAAATTTATCTCTAAGATTTTCTATTTTTCTCATATCTATTGTTTCTACATCATCGTCTGCTACAACAATAATAGTTAATTTTGTATTAGCAGGCCCAACAAATTCATGTTGTTCTTTTATTCTAGCAATTCTATCTATTAATTTTTCTATCATACTATATTAAGTTGTTTCATTAATTTTTTTAACTCTGATTTATTCTTTATTTTTAACCCATTACATGTAGTACAACACCCTATCCATTCTGTATTTACAAACTTAACTCCATTCATCATACAATAAGGAGGATTAAGAGTAGTCTTATTTAATATAAAATAAGGAAGACGTACTTTACCATCATCTCCTATAATACAATATAAATAACACTCTCTTACTTTAAAAGCACTTTGTATTGAAGGTGGATTATCTTTTCCATTACAATATAATCCTTGTGAACTACTACTATCTACAAATTCCCATCCTAAACTTTCTATATCTTCTCTATCAAGATATTTAACTCTTAATGTTGCACTAGTAAATTCAGAAATTAAAGAATTATTTCCTCTCCATATAAAAGGCATATAATCTATATGTATTGAACCTTTAGGTTTTGCTTCATACTCAAACCCAACATGAAATTCTTCAATTTCTGGTGTATAATATTTATTCTCCATCTTTGTTTTTATGTTCATTAAATTTTTTCCACAATTTATCTACTATGTCATACTGTTTTAATATTGCTATTTCGTTTCTTTTAATTTCTACTAAGTAATTTATATAACCTTTTTTACCAGTTTTAACTACTAATTCATCTATACCTAATTGATAAATACCATCAGGCAATTCAAAATTTAGTATTTTTCTATAATCAATTTCCCACTGTTCCATCTTTATTTATACGTTTCAGTTTTGTGTCTTTTGTTTCTATACCATTCCAGTGATTACTAAGATCTATTTTTACCATATTATAAGCAGTTGCTTCTTTCTTTAAATCCATCATTTGAAATCTATGTTGTTCTTGTTCTTGAAAAATAAATTCTTCTTCTTCTTTTATAAGCAAGAAATCAGTATTACCATTAGTTATAATTAACTTTTCTTCTATCAATACATTAGGTATTTCTACATATAATGTATCTTCATTAAGTCTCTTATTTAAAAATCTAATTCTTACTTTTGTCATTTCTTTATTATTATATTATACGCTTCTTGCCTTCTTCCTTTCTGATAAAAATGTAAACAACTTTTTAAATACTTATCATATTCTAAAGTACTTACTTTATACATTCTTCTATCATTTGTTTTCTCTATAAGAGTATGCACTTCATAACAATTACCAACTAAACTATAAACAACTCCTATATTAAAATCTTTATCTAATATATTGTCCTTAATATATTGTAGTAACCCATCAATTTTTTCTTCTCTAATTTCCATCTATTTGTTTTTTATATTGTTCAATTTTTTCATCCTTTCTTTTTTTTACTAATTCATCTAATGTTAAATTACCAAATTGTTTTTCGTATTCTTCTGAATTATAAATTTCAATCATTCCCCAATCTCTAGGGTCTTTAATTTTAATCATATCATCTCCTACATGTTTCTTCATAATCTCATGTATCATATATCCATCTTCTCCTACATTTTTTTCTTTTATTTCTTTTCTAGCTGCTTCAAACTTTAACCATAGTTGAAAATCATTTTCTGCCATTCTTTCTATTCTTTTAAGTAGTCTTTGATTTTCAAACTTTTGAGCTACTACACTTTGTTGTCGCAGCCTTTCTCTCTCTACTTCATAGTACTCTTTTAAACTTTCAGAATTTGCATATCTACTAAAAAAAACTGGTAATCTAGGAGGCCTACTAAATAACTCCTTTAACGTATTATATAACCAAGACATAATTATTTTTTATTATTTAACTTTTAATCTTATAAATACTCCAGGTTTATCTTGATCTATGCTATACCAACAATCATTTATTTGGTAGGGCATTATTACAAAATGATCTGCATCATCATCATTAATAAAATTATGTGCTGTAAACATATCAGCAACTACTTGTACTGCATTATGTAAGTCAAATTTCCTTCTACCATCTCTTACAAAATGCATACCACATACAATAGGATATATATCAAGACCATAACTTGTTTTAAGTTCCTTTAACTTATTAAAATAAGGTCTATAGTGCAAAAACAAATTCTCTTTCTTAGCATAAACTCTTACTCTTTCGCTCATCACACTATTAACAGACAACTTAGAAATATTAAACTTCTTATAATAGTTCTTTATAGTCTTACCGTCTACAATACCAAACTTAGTCATTACCTTATTATTCTTTAAAGAAGGTACATTATGTGGTATAAAAAATTCTATTATCTCCATTATATTTAGTCTACAAATTCTATTGTTGGTTTACTAAGAGGATTTATATTCTGTTCAAAATGTTTAAACTCTATTTGACGCTTCTTTAAATAAGCTATTACAAAATCAAAATCTTCGTAGCAAACTAATACATTTATAACTACTTTATTCCTATCTAAAAACTTTCTATACCTATCTAATGCCTCATTAAGTATCTTTGGTACGTCTTCAATTGTTTTAACTTGACTAGGTATCTCATCATTTCTATACATCTTAACTTCAAATACTGAAGTCCTTGGGCCTTTAAATACTACCTTCTGTAACCATCTTACATAATCCATCGTTTTGCTTTGATTTAAATGTTCTTGGTCAAAGATAATAAAAAAAATTATCATTTCATATTTTTAAAATTATTTTATTAAATTTTTTTTATGAAGTAGGTTATAGAAAATGGTACTTGTAAAAATGATGTTTTAAAAAATGATATTTATAAAATTTTTTTTAATTAGCGGTAATGTTTACATACACACCAATTGCCCCCTTACCTAATTTTACAGGGGAACTATCTCCTATTCGAAAAAAATGCCAACAAAAACAAAAATCGTCGAGACTGAAAAGATCGACGTACAGATTATTGGCTTACTCGGCCAGTATGAACAAAGATTAAGAGTAGGTAATAGCATACTCGTCGGCAATAATGTCGGCGAAGAAATGCAATGGCTACCAATTGCAAAGGCTGCACAAGCAGATACTGCAAAAAAATCTTGGGCTATATTCCAATACCGCAAAAACGGGGAAATACGCAGAGCCTGCGGCCCATTACGTACAACAAAAGAACAAGCACTAGTCATAGACTAGTGTTTGTTTTCTTTCTTATCTATTACTTATATTAATTAATCATAGATATATTAGATAGTCCAAGAGTTATTCAACTCTCTCTCTCTTGGATTAGATCTTAAAAGAGTTGATTACATAATAAAGGCAACTGTTATGACAGAGACTTGTTATGTGATAGTTAATGGGGTGATAACCTTATTGGACTATCTGCGAAACCCCAACGCATAGTATTGGGATACTTATTGTTGCGATAAATGGGAATATTTAATACCTATTTATCGCAACATAGGTTAATCATCACCAATTCATAATAGTATGGTAGTATTGGGTTGTAGACAAAGTTGCAAATTTGTATTCCTTCTAAAAAGAAGATTAACTACAAAGGACAATACGTAAACATTCCATATTATTATGTCTTGGTGATGCTTAACTTAAAAACAATAAGATGACAGGAATAAATTTACATCATCACAATCCTTGGTATAGTGATGATGTTGCGCCATTTACAATAGCGCAAGATGCAGATTGGGGAGTATTATATTTCAATCCTTGTACTAAGAGATTAGAACAAAAGAATGAAATAATTAAATACTTCTCTGATATTGATGCTAATAAGGTTGAATTTAAAATAGCAATGTCTATTATTCATCCTTCTAATAGTATTAAGGAATTACTAGGTAATAAGATAATACATAAATTTGTTAATCTTGTTATTTGAGACTATTTATAGTCTCTTTAAGCATACTTACAATACCTACAGACTTGTAAAATAGTCACGGTGTATGCGTTAATCCTACGGGAGAACTAAATTGTACGGCAGTCCTCATGTCGTTAGAATAACTAGTGAATACATAAGCTAGAAAAGTGATGTGATAATTCCAATTACACATTGCACAGATAGTAATATCTGGTCATTAGAAGGACAAATGTATAACATATTATGGTGTAGCATCGGGCAGATGTGATAGTAATATGTGTTGGAGCTAATCACTTCAACTTGAGCAGTAATGCTGACAATCTACATTTGCATTAACTCCAAAAGAGCGCCACTCTTATAGTGTTAATGAAGAAAGGTTATTTTTATCCTATCACACTTACCAAAGTGTAACTTACAGGTGGTGCTGGAGTTAGAAATAGTAGGATAATAGACTAAGTATATTGAGTAAGCTTGGCGGCTGAAAATAAGAAGATGTTTATATCTAAACCACTCAAAAGGTGGCAAGATATAGAGCCAAATCACATCTTCTAAACGATTATTGGTAAGCAAATATACCTGAGAGTATATCCAATTAAAAGAAAAAGCAAAGAGTATTTGGCACAACATGTGAAAATAGCGTTATTCATCTGTAATATGATGACTTTAATTTCTCGCAAGGAAATTATTGAATTGAAACAAGTAACTAATTAGTAATAGGGTCGCTCCTATGAATCTCGCAAGGAACTAAGAGTGAAAGGAGTAAATTATATAGCATGTTGTAGTAGTTGCAGAACTTATAATCTGTCGCTATACTGTTTACCTATAGAAATATAGGTGTGTTTAAGTATCGAAAGATATGAAAATAACAGTAAATAAGGTCAAGACTCAGCCTTATTAATATTAGTGATGATGAATAAAGTGATGTTTTCTTTATGGCTTTAAGAAATACAAATCACTTAACCATGTAAAGCCACCAAAAATGTAACTCTAAAATGTGCCATTCCTTTATTGACTTTAGGATATAAGAGCCAAAGGTAAAGCTTAGTCAGCAGGAGTAGAGTATTGTGGAGATAACTAAATCAATTAGCCTTATGTGTGCTTGTTGTAATGTTAATCTATGAAACAAGAATACTAATCACCACACTCCGAGAAAATAATATGTGGAGATTATTTTTTTAAACAGTATGAAACACAACATAATAAGAGCGCATAAATTAATGCGCTTATTAAATTTAGCTGATATAAATGAGTTATCTAATGTAATTCAACATAAAGTACAGCAAAAAGAAGCTAAACAATTCAAACTTAATGGTGATATAGCTAATCAATTTAATGATGATATGCAAAACTATGAAGATGAATGTGATGCTACTGAAATAAATATTTACTAAAACAAAATACAATGAGAAAAGTAAATCAAATTACTAAAAAGTTAATTCAAGAAGAATTAGCAGATCAAAAAGAGTTATTTGATTCTATTATGCATGTTAATATTAATATGCGAACAGAATTAAAAAAAGAACTTGGTAGTGCTTATGGTATAGCAACTACTGGGTTGCATATTCTACATAGTAGAACACAAGAAAGAATTGCAAGATTACAAAAGAGATTGTACTAAAGATTTAAATAAACAGACACTTATAAGTATTACACTGCAAATGTAATATAAAAATAGTGTCCTGCATTTGCAGTGCAGTGGAAGCAACGCTTTGGTCCGAAGCTAGGCAGATAATGGAAGCGTGTTTTTCATTATGATGCTGATATAAAAGAAGAAAAGAGAGAACACAAACTAGTAGATGTTGTTGCAACGACATTTATTATGCCTCTCTTTTTATATTATTATAACTTTTAAACCATAAAATTATGAATAAGAAAATATACAATGAACAAACTTTAAGAGAAGAAATAATAAAAGTTTGGGGAAAAGTAGGATGGCATATTGATGTTTATGATATGTTATTAAAAGCTGCTAAAAAGAAATAATTAATGCACCATTCTCACGTAGCATAAATATTCTTAGAGCAGCACAAACTGTAACAAATAAATACTAAGAAACAAATAAATACTAAGAAACAAATAAATACTAAGATGTGAAACTACCTGATTAACAGGCTCTTGGACACAAATCCAAGCATTAGACTAAAATGCAATCTTGAAATAAAGACAGCTCATGGTATAGTTAATCAGTTCCCAAGAGTGAGCAGTTGTAATCAAGTCGATAAAGAGATAGACTAGAGAAAGTAACACACTTCTCTTTTATGTGTAAGCTTTTACGATTACAACTGAGTGCAGAGGGGTTATAGTAAGACAATCATCTGATTTGCAATTAGACAATAATAGTTTTTCCGAGTTTAATACTCTGGTCATTCAGACAATAAGATATAAGTCTGGTTTTATAACTATTATCAACACAATCCAAAGTGTTTAGTTTAATGTAAATGTGCAAGCCTATAATTATATACTGAAAGGCGGTTAATAGTCTGTTGATTATTAAGAAGTATTACTCAATTGGAAGAGTACAGATGATTGTTTTTTAATATTAACATTTAAACTTTAAATAAGATGAAAACACAAATATTAAGTGCAGATAGTAAATTTAATTTAATAAATGAAATTCAAAACTGGTTATATTTACCAGAAAATATTAGTATTAACTTAATTAGTATTGTATTTTCTTATGATGAAGACAGAATACATCCTTTTAAGCACATGTGCTGTATATGTTTTGAAGATTAATAAATAATATCTAATTGTTTTGTGATAGTGTATGTAAAG